CCCCGGAACGGCTCGCGCAAGGCTGTGACCTGCGACAACGCCCGGATCGACCGTGTCTGACCTCGACAGCGCGTCTCTCGCCGCGAGTGTCAGAATCGAACACGAGGCACTCACCGAGGCTGTCCGCAACTCCCCCGAAGCGGTCCTGGTCCGGTTCCTCGCTGCGTTGATCGACGGCGCGTCTGCACGTCCGTCCGACGTGGCGTCGCTGTCGAAGGAGTTCCGCGCGGCGAATGACGCACTCCGTGAGGCGGTGCTACGAGCCGGGAAGCGTGGTGATTCCGTCGATGCCCTCGCCGAACGCCGCGCTGCGCGTCGGAAGTCAGCGTCCGCGAATCCTGGTCGCGCCACCAAGCGTCAGCAGTAGCGGCGCTGAGGCGGTCGAGCTCGCGCGTCAGGCCGGGTTGGTCCTCGACCCGTGGCAGGCCTACGTCCTCGAGGTCGGCCTGGGCGAGCGCGCCGACGGCAAGTGGTCGGCGTTTGAGACGGCGGTGATCGTCAGCCGGCAGCAGGGCAAGGGTGCGATCTTCGAGGCGCTGGCCCTGGCGAAACTGGTGCTGTTCGAGTCGGAGTTGTTCATCTACTCGAGCCACGAGTTCAAGACCAGCCGTGAGGCGTTCCGCCGTATCGGTGCCCTGATCGACTCGACGCCGGAACTGTCGTCGAGGGTGCTGCGGACGGTGAAGAACCCGTCGGAGTTCGGGTACGACTTCCGGCAGGGTCAGCGGCTGCGGTTCTTCGCTCGCTCTGGCGGGTCAGGCCGCGGCTGGTCCGCCGATGATCTGTTCTTCGACGAGGCTTTCAAGCTCGGTGGCGAGGCTATGGCTGCGCTGTTACCGACGTTGTCGACGCGTCCGAATCCGCAGGTGTGGTACGCGTCGTCGGCAGCGTTGTCGTCGTCGGATCAGTTGCACGCGCTGCGGCGTCGGGCGCTTGCCGAGGGCGATCACGGGCGGCTCGCGTATCTCGAGTGGTCTGCGCCTGAGGGTGCCGACGTTCACGACCGCGATGCGTGGGCGCTGGCCTGTCCGGCGTTGGGCTATCGGCTGACCGAGGAGTTCATCGAGTCGGAGGTCGAGGCGATGCCGGAGGCTGAGTTCCGCCGGGAGCGCCTGTCAATCCCCGATTCCCCGGAGTCTGCATCGGGTGGTATCGACGCACTGGCGTGGGCGGCTGCGGCTGACCAGGACTCGCGTGCGGTCGACCCGGTGTGCTTCGCGCTCGAGGTCGGCGACGACCGCGAGTGGTCGTGCATCTCCGTCGGCGGCAAGCGTGCCGACGGGCTGTGGCATGGCGCGGTCGTGGACTACCGGCGCGGCACGGAGTGGATCGTTGATCGTGTCGCGGAGCTGTGGCGGAAGTGGTCACCGGCTGCGCTGGTGATTGACCCGTCGTCGCCGGCGGGGTCGTTCATCCCACTGCTCGAGGCGCGCGGCGTGGTCGTCACGAAGGTGACGGTCCGCGATGTGGCTGCGGCGTGCGGCTGGTTCTACGACATCGTGCGTCAGGGCGACTTCCGTCACCGTGACGATCCCGCGTTGAACGTTGCTGTGCGTGCGGCGACGAGACGCACTACTGGCGATCTGTGGCGTTTCGAGCGCCGGTCGTCCACTGACATTTCCCCGCTCCTGTCCGTCGTCCTGGCGCTGTCCGCCGCTTCCCGCGAGCGGACGCCGTTGAACGACGCGGACCTGATGCAGACCTTCCACTGACAGGAGCCATCGTGCGCTACGTCACCACGCTCCTCGAGGTTGGTGGGGCTGTGCTGCTGATCGGTGCGGGCTACGTCGCCTTCGGTACTGCGGCTGCGCTGGCCCTTGCGGGTGGCGCGTGCTTCGGCCTGTCGTGGGCCCTGACCCGTGGCGGTAGCGCATGAGCCTCGTGTTCAACAAGCGGACGTTTGGCGGTCTCCAGGCGCAGGACTTGTTCGGTCGGTCGCGCTCGTCGTCGTCGAAGTACGTGTCGGCGGATTCGGCGTTGCAGTCGTCGGCGGTGTGGGCGTGTCTGCGGCTGCGGGCTGACCTGATCTCGACCATGCCGGTTGACGAGTTTCGCCGTGTCGGTGGGGTGCAGGTCGAGGTGCCGAAGCCGCGGTTCCTGTCGTACCCGGGCGGCGACCGTGTGCACATCACGGAGTGGCTGTACTCGTCGCAGGTCGACCTCGACCGCTGCGGTAACGCGTTTGGCCTGATCACGGAGCGGGACGGCTCTGGCCTCCCGTCGCGCATCGACCTTGTGCCCGCCGCGAACGTGACGGTGAAGGGCACGGCGGGGGACGTCACCGAGTACCGCATTGGGTCGACGACGTACCAGCCGCGCGACGTGTGGCATGAGCGGCAGTTCACCCTTCCCGGTATGCCGATCGGCTTGTCGCCCGTCGCCTATGCCGCGTACTCCATTGGCGGCTACCTGTCGGCCCAGCAGTTCGCGCTCGACTGGTTCGAGAACTCAGCCGGCCCCGGCGGGACGCTGCGGAACACACGCCAGGACGTCATCTCGCAGGAGGTGGCCGAGTCCGCGAAGGCGAAGTTCAAGGCCGCCACCCATGACCGCGACATCTTCGTGACGGGTTCGGATTGGGAGTGGACGCCGGGTACGGCGGACGCGTCACAGTCGGCGTTCCTCGAGCAGATGAAGTACGGCGTCACGGACATCTGCCGGTTCTTCGGTGTCCCCGCCGACATGATCGACGCTGAGGGTTCGTCCTCGTCGATCACGTACGCGAACGTGACGCAGCGGAACCTTCAGCTCCTCGTGATGAACCTGGGTCCGGCGATCGTGCGCCGTGAGGTGGCGATGTCGGCTGCTCTGCCGCAGCCGCGCTACGTGAAGCTGAACACCGACGCGATCTTGCGCATGGACCCCTCGACGGTGACGACGAACCTTGCCGCGCAGATCGCCGCCCGGCTGCGCACCGTGGACGAGGCGCGCGAGGTCATCAACCTTGCCCCGCTCACGGACTCGCAGTACGCGGAGTTCGACCGCCTGTTCCCCAACCGCTCGACCACACCGACGAACGGAATGCCCGCATGAACATCCGTGAGGCTGCTGAGGCGCGTGCCGCCGGCGTGCGTCAGGCAACGGATCGTCCGTCGCAGCGCCGCTCCACCGCCGACGTGGGGTCGCTGGCTGTGGTCCGCGGCTTCATCTCCACGACGGAGATCCGCGCGGCGAAGTCCAAGACCGGCGCTGACGTGATGGTGGTGACGGGGTACGCCTCGACGACGGAGACGCCGTACGACATGTACGACGCCTTCGGCCCGTACACCGAGGTCGTGTCCCGTGACGCGTTCGACAAGACCCTGTCGGCGTCGCCGCTGGTCGAGTTCACCGTCAACCACGGTGCGGGCGGAAGCCTGCCGATGGCGCACACTCGCAACGACACCCTCAGCCTTGAGGCGAACGATGTCGGCCTGAAGTACACGGCGAGCGTGGACCCGTCCCGCTCCGACGTCGCCGACATGCTGAAGGCGCTGGAGCGCGGTGACCTCGCGGAGTCGTCGTTCAAGTTCCGCATCGACGCGGGACAGTGGTCCCCGGACTACACCGAGTTCCGCATCAACGCCGTGGACATCAACCGCGGCGACGTGTCGGCGGTGAACTTCGGCGCGAACCCGACCACGTCGGTCGGTGTCGGCAAGCGCGAGGAGTCTGCCCCCGTGGACCTGCGTGCGGCGCTGCTCGCCGTGTACCTCGCCGACTGAACCACCCCTAAGCAACCCCGCGCCCATCGGGCAGCGGGGCTCTGGTCATGCCCTCGCCCGCGCGCGCACACGCCCGCCCGGCTGACAGACGCAGGCCGCAACCCACCCAAACCCCACCCGAAGGGAAGTCCCACAGTGGACCTCAACACCCTCAAGGCGCGGGCGCAGGAGCGGCTCACGTCCCTCCTCGCCGAGCGTCAGGCGCACACCGACGAGCTGACCGCCATGCGCGCGTCGGTCGAGTCCGGTGACGCCAGCGTGACCGCCGACGCCATCCAGGACGTCGCCGCGAAGCGTGCCGCTGTCGACGCCAAGATCGACGCCGCCCGTTCCGAGGTCGACGGCCTCGAGGCCGAGATCGTCCGTGAGGCCGAGATCGTCGAGCTGTCCAAGCGCACCGTCCCCGCCGCGCCGAAGCCGTCGTACGACGGTGTCGCCCGCGTCGGCTCGGAGGAGCGCACCTACGCCCCCCACAAGGAGGCCGGGTTCGACAAGTCGACCGGCAAGATCCGCGCCAACGTGAAGGCCGGTGCCGACTTCGAGCGCGACGTCGCCGCCGCGTTCTTCGGTGACTACGAGGCGCAGGCGCGTCTCGCCCGCCACCAGCAGGAGGAGCGCGTCGAGCGCGCCGAGTACTTCACTCAGCGTGCCGCGGGCACCGGTGCGTTCGCGGGCCTCACGGTCCCGCAGTACCTCACCGACCTGTACGCGCCGGCTGCGGCTGCGCTGCGCCCGTTCGCGGACGCCTGCAACGCCCACCAGCTCCCGTCCGACGGCATGTCGGTCAACATCTCCCGCATCACCACCGCCACGTCGGCGGCGCTGCAGGCGTCGGAGAACACGGGCGTGTCGGAGACCAACATCGACGACACCCTGCTCACGATCAACGTGCAGACCGTCGGTGCGCAGCAGACCCTGAGCCGTCAGGCGCTCGAGCGCGGTACCGGTGTGGAGGCCGTCGTCCTCGACGACCTGTACCGCCGCTACGCCACCACGCTCGACAGCACCCTGATCAACCAGGCGACGACCGGTCTTGCCGCGTCGTCCACGGTCATCGCGTACACCTCCGCGGCCCCCAAGGTCGTCGAGCTCTACCCGATCATCGTGTCGGCGCAGGCCGCCGTCGAGGCCGCCATGCTCGACCAGGCGTCGGGCGACACGATCACGGTCATGCACTCCCGTCGTTGGTACTGGCTCCAGAACGGCCTGTCCGCGACCTGGCCGCTGATCAGCCAGCCCGGCATCGCCGCTCAGATGCTCGGCACCAACTACAACCTCAAGTACGGCGACGGCGTCCGTGGCGTTCTCCCGAACGGCTCGCCCGTCATCGTCGACAACAACGTGACGACTGCCGGCCTCGCCGGTGCGACGACCGGTGGCACCCAGGACCACATCTACGTCCTGGACCGCCGTGAGGCGCACCTGTGGGAGGACCCGAACGCTCCGGTGTTCATCCGCGCGGAGCAGACCAGCGCTGCCTCGCTCGGTGTCCTGTTCGTGCTGTACGGCTACTTCGCTGCCACGTTCTCGCGGTACGCGCAGGCCCAGCTCATCTCCGGCACTGGCACCGTGACGCCTGCCTTCACCGGCGTCTGATCCACCCCGCTCGCAGTACCCGCCACCGCGATCCGGTGGCGGGTACTGCGGCACCCCCACCTCACGGAAGGGACGGCTTCGATGCAGTCTCGCGCTTTCGCTGGACTCACCGGAACCCTCGTTCGTGGGGTGCGGTCAGCGACGATCTCCCTCGTCGGCGACTCGACGGGCGACGGCAGCGACGAGTGGTTCAGCCTCCTCGGCGCCCGGCTCCAGCAGTTCTACCCGACGTACGGCCTGATCCTGCGGGACTGGGATGACACGGCGCAGTCGTACAGCCCGCCCGTGGTGCTCGCCAACGGGCCGCGCGGAGACCGCAAGGCAACGTTCGCGGCGGGGCAGTTGCAGTACACGGGCGGCACGATCACCGGTGACCTTGAGGTGATCGTCCGCGCCAACCCGACGTCATGGTCGAGCGGTTCAGCGCAAACCCTCGCTGCGAAGTACGAGACCACCGGCAACCAGCGTTCGTGGCAGCTCAACCTTTCGTCGACGGGGCGTATCCAGTTCATCTGGAGCGCGGACGGCATTTCGGCTGTGGCGACCGTGAACTCGACGGTGTCGGTGCCGTTCGCCAATGGAACTGCCGGTTGGGTCAAGGTCGCGTTCGACGTCGACAACGGCTCGGCGGGCAACACCGCGACGTTCTCCACCTCGACCGACGGTGTCACGTTCACGACCCTCGGAACGCCAGTCATCACGGCGGGTGTGACGTCGATCTTCGGCGGCACCGCCCCCTACTCCCTCGGTTCGTACGGCACGGGCGTCACTACTCCGCTCACCGGCGACATCCTGTGGTGCGAGATCAAGTCCGGCCTCAACGGCTACTCGATCGTTCCGCCGCTCCCCGACGACTGGGAGCAGTCCACAACGGCGACGTCGGTGACGTACGGCGGCTCGCCGCAGATCGTCCTCATGAACGGCGCGGTGTCGGGCACGGCTACGTCGTACTTCGACAACGCGACCCGTCGCCCGAAGCTGTCGTATCCGTCGGGCCAGGACGTGCTGTTCGTGAACACGGGGCACAACGAGTCCGGTGGCTGGTCGTTCGTCACGGGCGCGTTCGCCACCGCGATGACGAACCTCAAGACGCAGGTTCCCGGCGTCCCCATCGTGGTCATCGGCCAGAACCCGGTGATCGTGGGTAGCACGGTCACGTCGCAGCAAGACGTCGACCGGCGCCCGGCGCGGCAGGCGCAGTTGCTCACGTGGGCCGGTTCCCAGGCGGGCGTGTACCCGCTGGACATCTACCCGACCCTCGCCAACTTCTTCGACGGCAGCCAGGGCCTCATCACGGCGGATGGATTGCACCCGTCGCGCGGCCCCGGTTCGGGTTCCGCCGCGTGGGCCGATGCCGTGTTCGCCGCAATCGTCGGCCAGTAGCCCGACCAACTCCCGGAGGAACCATGTCCGACGTCAAGCCCGAGTTCGACCCTGCCCCCCACGCGACGCCCGATCAGATCCGTGCTGCTGCGAAGCGCCGCGAGGCAGCTGCCGCTGCGAGTGGCGAGATCGAGGCCCGCACTGCCGCCCCGAAGGGCCGCCGCTCCACCCCGTCCGACGAGGCCTGAGCCATGTCGGAGCGCATCACGTTCGTCGTCGAGGCAACGGCTGAGGCCGAGGTCATCAAGGCTCAGACTGAGGAGAACGACTAATGGCTGTCGGCGTTTCGGCGACTCTCGCTAACCGTTGGCTCGACTACTCGCGTGGCGCTGGTGCGCCGACGGCGATCTCGGGCGCGTTCGTGCAGCTCCACACCGCGAACCCGGGCACTGTCGGTACGACGGCGGTGTCGTCGGTGACGACGCGTCCGTCGATCACGTTCGCGGCTGCGTCCGGTGGCGTGATCTCGCAGAACACCACCCCGGCGTGGGCGACGTGGGCTGGTACCAACGGCGA